GGGATGACTCTGTGTTGTCCCCAGCCGGTCCGATTGCTACTTCCCCGTCCGTGGAGGATAGGAGTGGATGCCCAATCACTCCCAACCCAGCCCGTATGCCCTCACCCAGTGCATCGACCGGGGCCTCCACCACCGAACCAAGTCGGTTCGTAGTGTACCCAGTTACGACCTCTGCCTCTAGTCGAGGCCCCGCGGATAGCAGTTGCGTCTCCGGGATAAGTGCATCAGTTGATGCCAAGAGGAAGCGTGATGAGCCAGTTGGCAGTTTTGAGCCTGTTGTTTTTGTTCCCGCTAAGGATTCGCGTAAAAACGAGAGCCGTAAGCATAAGCCCACAGTTGTGGGCACGTGTGCCCCTTATAGTAAGAAGGTGGTCAAGCCTGTGCCTAAAGACGAGTATACGGATAGTGACCCGTCCGACGTTGAGATCGGCAACTTCGAGCCGGTTGAGGAGCGTTCGATCTACGATGCGTTCCGTGAGGCACCCGACCCCAAGAATGCTTTTAGCGCGCACCGTAAGCAGCGACGTGCTTTTTATAATATGACCTTGGCGGAAGTTCCTCTTGTCGGGCCCTTTCTCATGTGGACAGCTTCGTGGTTTTTGAGCGACTCCGATAGTGATGAGTCTCCCACCGCCAAGACACATTTTGGGCGCTTTATAACCGCTCTAGGCCAGACCAAGCCAGTTTCGTTTGCTGCGGTTATGCTGTCATTGGGTTTGGTTACCTTTTTGGGTGCACCAAGTGCATTTTACTTGTTTCTTGCCACCCCATGGTATGTGTCGGTCCCGGTGGTTTTTACTTCATCAGCAACGGTGATATTTGTCACCAGCCTCAATTGGCTCGCAACGGTGCGTTCCCGTGCGTCGGACACGCTACTTACCTGGGCCACTGTTGGCGATGATGCCCCGTGGTGGCAGCGATGGAGACGCAACTTCCTCCAGGTGGTGCTTAAGCCTTACTTTCCCCACATAGCTGGTATAAGCTCGTCCGTTCTTATCGCTGCGACGGCCATCTTTTATATTTTGCGTGGTAGGTTGGATGCGCATAGGAAAAACCTGCGTGAGTTGCGTGAGGAGGGTCAAGAGGCCCCGCGGTCAACGGTATTAGGTGCAGTGGCTGATCTGATGGTCGCTTTCACTTCACTGGCTTACGGCGCCTCAATTCTCACCAATGTATCTTATGATATGGTGAATACGACCAAGGTGCTCAACTTTTTCAATGCTGCAGATCGCGGTGCTGCTGCCCTTGAGAAGCTGGATAAGCCGCCGCCCCCTGTGAAAACATTGACTATGAGGCCAGTTTCGGTGAGTATATTTCCATCTTCACCTGGTGCGGGCGAGTGTATTCACTTGTGCACCGACTGTTATCCCGGGCACAATTTGATCTACAATATAGTGGAGGGGCGCGGAGAACTGCACTTGGACTTTTCCCCATGCAAACGCTCATCCCATAGGCATGTTATGGTCCCTACACACCTCACTCGCAAAGATGTGCAGACAGCAAAGGCAGCGGGTGCCACTGAAGGTACGCAGATTGATGAGGGCAACCCCTTCGCGTTCATAACTGAAGCTGCGAATTTTAAGAAGGCCATTGCTGGCGTTGTCAGTATTGGCCTAGTCATCGCTGGTCTTTTCTATCTTATGCTCAAGTGGGATTGGTCACCCTTTGATTATTTCCGCGAAGCGGCCCTGCCTATTGCAGAGGCACCCAAAGCCCTCGGGGCACCTGAACCCTCCCCGGAAACCCCTGTCACTCCTGAGGGTGACGGCAAAGGTAAGAGGCACATGGTGCGCAAATTTCGTGATGTTGGCACTGATGCTGACGACTTGCGCGCGCGACGGGATGCTTGCGGGCCCCGTGACAACTGGGGTGGCGCTTGTAGTAAGGAAAAGTTCCAAGATTTCTGTGGTTTACTTGACTCCTTATGGGCAGACTTGGTGACCGTCACCAAAGACCACGGGTTGGATACCCAGCATGTCACACAAAGGCTCCGGCGTGACGGCGACGTTGTGCTCACCGCATACAGGTCGACTGATGCCAATTTGGTTATTATGATGGACACCCTCCACGCGTTTCTTAACAAGCAGGCCCTCCCCGAGGATCTCGAAGAGAGTAAAGCTTACCTTGCGGCAGTTAAGCGCATGTTGGCTAGTATGATAAGGGGCAAGGAGTCTCTTCCGCCTGAGTCGTTTTTTAAGCGCGAGCGTGGTCTCGTTAGGGAGGGGCCTGCTGCGAACCGTGTGATTCCCCTACCTGTTCTGCAACAGAGTAACATTCGTGTGGAGAACACGGATGGATCTACCACCGAAGGGTGGCATGTGCGCCACCTGCTCAATGGCAAACAGGAGTTTGGATATCTTTTTGTCCACCACACCCTCCGTGATGGGTGCTTTGTCACGCAGAATGGGGGAAAAGCGGTCGCACCCCCTCTACCGGTCCCGCTTGCCAAGGGCGTTATAATCGTCCCCGATATTGTGTTTTTCGGTGCTACCACTATGGGGCTGGCACGGGGTGCCTACTTGGTTGTTAAGTCATACGATAAGAAGCTCGCTACATCCTTCGTAACCACATGGGATGGTAAGACTCGTGATCAGCTCGCCGTGACTGGGGTCACGGTTGACACTGCGTCCACTATCAACCATATTATGCACAATTGCAACACGACCAACGGTAGCTGCGGCAGCGCCCTCGTCCAAATGGGCTCCGCCCCCTTTTTGGTGTCTTTGCACACTCACACCAACGGGAGCCTTTCGCTGTGCCCCAATGGTGGGCCCGTGCTTGTAGGGTATGCTAAGGAGGGCGCTAAGGGCAAATATAGCGCCGTCACCTTCCAGGCCGCCGTCAAGACTCTTATGCGAGACTCGCGTAATGTTGCGCATTGGGTCAACGTGCCCGCCGATAATGCACACGCTTATGTTGTTGCTCGAACGCACAATGGTATAACTTTGGCACGCAATAAGGCGGTGGTTTCTACGTTTTGCGGACGTGTGCCACCCTCGGTTCTTGTGGGGTATCCTGTCCCTACTGGTGCAGGGGCGCTTTTTAAGGCACCGTTGGCGCACATTGATGCCATTAAGAAACCGTGTGCCAAGCTCTTGGCTCCTCCTAATTTTGCGTTCCGCAGCGCTCCCGGCTTTCAGGACTCCCTGCGTGCCGTTTCGTCGTGGCTTAAGCCTATATGGTCCAACCTTAGGGCGCTTAGCAACGAGGAGGTTATCAACAATATGGTCGTGGACACTGCGTGTGGCGTGGTGTGGCGAAAACTTGGCTTTAAAGATAAGGAGGAGGTGCTATCTGCACCCTTTTTCCAAGAGCTCCTCCTTAATCTACAGGACTACACCCCGTATTTCTCATTGGGTCCCAAGCTGGATGAGTTACTTCCCTCGGACGGACCTGCTCAGGTAACCGGTGACAAGCTTCGACTTATCGCAATCGCGCCCACGGAACACGTATACCTGACACGGATGTTCTTTGATCCCCAGAACAAAGCCATCAAAGGAGCGTCCCCAAGCGCATATGGTGCTTGTTTCTTTGAAGGTGGTTTTGCGCGGATGGTGTCCTCCCTTCAGGCTATCGGGGGGTGGTTCTGTGAGTGGGACGTGAGTGGTTTTGACACGCGGTTTCCTCTTATGCGGGAGGTTGCCGGATTACGGCGCCAATTTCTTGGTACGTGTAGACCCCCATTGTCTCCGCTGCAGCTAGCCCAAGCCGATTGGTGTTTGGAGCACTGCATCACTTCGCATGTCGTCTTTC